AACCGACTTCTCTAATGGAATTACGTTATCAAATAGTTCTAGGTTAAATGTAAAAAACGCAGGACTCTACAACTTACAGTTTTCCATTCAGTTTAAGAACACCACAAACGATGGACAAGACATTGATGTTTGGTTTCGTAAGAATGGAACAAATATCGCAAACTCAAACAGTAGATTTCACCCTCCTCCAAGGAAAAGTTCTGGTGACCCAAGTCATATCATTGCTGCATTGAATTTCTTTGTTGATATGGCTGCTAATGATTACGTTGAGATTGTGTGGAGAACTGAAAATACTGGTGTAAGTATTGAGCATTTTGGTACTAGCACAAGCCCGACAAGACCTGCTGTGCCATCAGTCATAGCGACTATGAATTTAGTAGGCGGTGGTGCTACTTTTAATGGTATTTACGCTAGTTCTCAAGGACAGGGTACGGCTACGATTACCCATTTTGCCAATTCAACAGCTAATAAGACGTATAGATATGCAATTATTGGTTGATTTTAATAATTTATGTATAATGTATTCCGTGGATGACCCATCTCGGAATCCGAAACTCTAGGAGTAAAGATGGCTACTACCACTACGTCACAAATTGACCCAACAATCCAACCATATTTAGGTTATGGATTACAGCAAGCACAGCAGATGTATCAGGGCGGTGGCCCACAGTATTATGGTGGCCCTACCTTTGTTAGCCCTACAACTACGACACAAACAGGCTTACAGGCTTTAGAGGCTCGTGCTTCTTTGGGTAACCCATTACTACAGTCTGCTCAGAATCAACTGCAAAACACAGTTTCTGGTGGATTCTTGGGTGGAAACCCATTCTTTCAAGGTGCGTTTCAACCTGCTGCTCGTGCTGCTGAGACTCAGTTTAAAACAACTCTAGGCGACATTGCATCTAAGTCAAGCCTAGCAGGGCGTTATGGCTCTGGTGCGATGGGTTCTTTGCAAGACAGGGCTACTGGTGCATTTGGTCAACAGTTGGCTAATACTGCTGGACAGTTGGCTTACCAGAACTACGCTGATGAACGAGCAAGACAGCAAGCGGCTACGATGGCTGCGCCTCAAATGGCTGCTGCTGATTACCAAGACATTCAGAATATGTTGCAAGCTGGTCAAATCCGTGAGGGTTACCAAGGTCAGCAAATGCAAGGTGACATTGCTAAGTTTAACTTCTTGCAAAACCAACCACAACAGAACTTGCAGAACTACCTATCGTTGGTATATGGCAACCCACTAGGACGAGTAGCTTCTTCTACTACTAGCGGTACTGCTGACACTTCTGCGTTCCAGAAGTTGTTAGGTACTGCTGCTGTTGGTGGTGGCTTGTACAAGAATCTAGGTTCACCTGACCTGAGTTTTTTAAATCCATTTGGTTCAAGTTTCATGAGTGGTGCGTTTAATCCTGCATCTAGCATGGGTACTATTGACCCTCGTTATTATCCCATTGACTACAACTTTGGTTAAATCATGGCTGGACTATTAGACATTTTTGGTACAGGCGGTGCAGACACAATGGGTCTGCTCGGTATGTCACAAGCTGACATTGCTCGTAATCGTGACGATGCCCAAGCACAAGCCCTCTACGCATTAGCTGGCAGACTATTCCAAGGAGGGAATACTGGTCAATCTATTGCTGAAGGCTTACAACGTGGTCAGCAAGCATATCGTGGCGGTATGCAAGATACATTGCAAAGCCAGTTGCAAAATGTTCAGTTGGCTGACATGATTCGTAAGCGTAAGTTAGAGCAACAACAACTAGCTGAACAACAACGAATTCAAGGTGTTATCCAAGGTGCTGTGACCAAGCCTCAAGAGATTTATGGTGAGGACATGATGGGTCAGCAAGTAGGCGAAGGAATGACTGCTGGTGGCTTTGATTTGCAAAAAGCAATTCCTCAATTAATGGGTTCTGTTGAAGGACGCAAAGCACTAAGTGAGTTGGTTGCATCTCAGAAAGCAATGCAACCAGAGTACAAAGAAGTTAATGGTGCGCTTTATGAGATTTCTGCTGGTATGCCTCCAAAATTGGTTGCTGGCTCAAAGAAGCGTGATACTGTAACTGTAGGAAATGTTGTTCTTGATAAAGACGATATGCGTGTTCTTTATACCGCACCTGATGCACCTGCTGGCTCAATTAAAGAGTTCCAAGATTTTATGAAGTTGCCTAAAGACCAACAGGCAGCATACATTCAGTTACAAGAACAAAAGCGTCCAAGCACAACAATCAATATGCCATCAGAAGGTGAGCGTAAGTCAGCCGTTCTTGCAAGCAGATTGAACTTCAGCGTTGGACAAATGAATGAAGCAATTGGTTTAGAGCCTAAAGCGGCTTTACCAAATACTGCGGCTGAAGTTGCTCGTTTTGTTTCACGAACAGACTTCTTGCCAAACAAGATTAACACAGAACAGCGTCAAATTGTTGAGGCAGCACAAGAGGATATTCTTGATGCGGCTTTGACATTGGGAACTGGTGCAGCATATAGCCGTGAGCAGTTGGCTGGTTACAAAAAATCTTTCTTCCCACAAATGGGTGATAGTGCGGCAACAGTTAAAACAAAGCAAGAGCGTCTTACAAACTTGCTTAAATCTGCTGAAGTTGCATCTGGTCGTGCTGCAAAAGACATTACTGCACCAATACCTAAATTGCCAACTGCCCCTGCTACAACTGGTGGTTTGCCAAGTCAAGATGCTATTCAAGCAGAAATTGAAAGACGCAAAAAAGGCGGTGGATAATGGACTTAACTCAATTATCTGATAGTGACCTTTTGGCTTTGCAATCAGGAGACTTAACTAAAGTTTCCGATGCTGGTTTAGCTGTTCTTAATCAAGGTCAGCCTAAGTCTCCAACACTTAGAGAATCATTTGAGCGTGGCGCAGGTTTAACTTATCGTGCTGTTGCGCCTACATTAGCTGGCGCACAGATTGGCTCTTATGGTGGCCCATTGGGTGCTCTTGTAGGTTCAATGGCTGTTCCTGCTGCTGATGCAGTCAATGCACTATTAAATGTAATTGCTTCACCATTTACTGAAAAGCGATTGATGCCAGCATCTCAAGCTATTCAAAACTTGATGACTCGTTCTGGTGTACCTGCTGCGCCAGAGACACAAACACCAACTGAGCGTGTTGTTGGTGGTGGATTAGAAGCAATGACAGGAGTGGCTAGAACTATCCCTGCTTTGATTAAAGCCTCTACAACTGCTGCATCTCCTGTTACTCGTGGAGTTACAGAACAACTTGCTGTAGCCCCTAAGACACAAGCGATTGTTACTCCTACTGCTGTTATGTCTGGACAAACAGTCACAGAAGCTACTGGTAATCCTTTGTATGGCGCAGCTACGACATTGGCTACAGGTGCTGCTGGTAGCGTTAAGCGTCCTCAAAAACAAGAGGCTTTATCTACACAAGCATTAGACAGAATTGCAACAGACAGGTATGACCAACTTCAACAGTCTGGTGTGCAGTTAAAAACTGATGAGTTTGTTAATGCAATGGATGATATTGCAAAAGGTTTGAGACAAGAAGGCTATACGCCTAAAGCATTTCCAAAAGTTGCTGGTGCTATTGAAGAATTAACTTCTACTGCTCAACCTAAAGATTGGACTGAACTTCAAGCATTGCGTAAGATGATTCGTTCTGGTCAAAAGAGTATTGAGCCAGAAGAAAGACGAATGGCATCTATTCTTTTGGATGACTACGATAACTACTTGATGACTGTACCTAAAGAATCAATTGCTTCTGGTGACATGAAAAACGCAGGTCAGTTATGGTCTGAGGCTCGTAATGCTTATTCAAAAATGAAGAAAGCAGAAGTCTTTGAGGATATGCTTAATGAAGCTAAACTAGACAAGAGTAAGTTTACTCAGTCTGGTGAAGAAAACTCACTTGCTAAACAATTGCGCCAACTTGCTAAGAATGACAAGAAAATGCGATTGTTTACTAAGACTGAACAGGATGCTATTGAGCAAGCTGCCAAGGGTGGTAATGTTCAAAATATGTTGAAGTTCTTTGGACGCTTTGCACCTACTGGTGTTGTGCCAGTTGGTCTTAGTGTAGGAACTACTGCATTAGCACCGATGATTGGAATTCCTTTAACTATTGGTGCTGCTGGCTCTCGTGGATTGGCTACTAATATGCGTAGAGGCAGCGTAGAGGACTTAACTAATATAATGCGTACTGGTGGTATTCCACAAACAATTGGTGGGCCATTTAGGGCTGTGACACCAACGACAGCTAGAGGTCTATTGTCCATGGAAGACTTAGACGAAGAACAGCGTAATCTCTTAGGTATCCAATAAGGACTGATATGCACCATTTAGTCTATGTCACTACAAATATAGAGAATGGAAAGTTCTATATTGGTAAGCATAGCACCGCAAATTTGAATGACAATTATTGTGGTTCTGGTGTATGGGTGTTAAGAGCAAAGAAAGCAAAAAGGAAACTTTTTACTAGAGTGGTCAAATCTTGCCAAACTGAAGAAGAAGCATATAGACAAGAGTATGAAATCATTGTTAATGCAAAAGAATGTTGGCCTGATTTATGTATGAATATATCTGATGGGGGTGTTGGATTTTCAACATCGTACCCATCAGTTAGAACTGGTGAACTAGCACCTATGTATGGAAAAAAGCATACAGAGGAAGTAAAAAAGCAAATTGCTAAAACAATGTCTTATCGTGCTGGTGAAAACCATCATATGTATGGCAAAAATCACGATGAAGACACTCGTAAAAAAATGTCTGAAAGCCATTTAAAAATTGGTCATTTGCGTGGTAAGAAAGTAAAATGCTTAACAAATAACGTTGTTTATGGCTCACTTGCAGAGGCTGCAAGGAATGTTGCCATAAATTCAAAAGCCAGAAATAACATTAGAGTTGCAATTAAAAAGAATTCTGTTGCTTATGGTCATAAATGGTCTTTCATTGAGGAATAGATATGCCACGTACAAAAATCAGCGAATTTAGCGCAACCCCTGCTAATAACACAGACATAGATTCGATTAACATTGCTGAAGGATGCGCACCTTCTGGAATTAACGATGCTATCCGTGAGTTAATGGCTCAACTGAAGGACTTTCAGACAGGTGCTGTTGGCGACTCGTTTAACGGCCCTATCGGTACATCTACGGCTGCTGCTGGTGCGTTTACCACTCTGTCAGCATCTGGTACTGCTACGCTGTCTGGTTTAACTGCCTCTACTGCTTTGGCATTGGATGCTAGTAAGAACATAGTTTCTGTCACCAATACAGGAACTGGTAGCAATGTACTGGCTACCTCTCCTACCTTAGTAACGCCTATCCTCGGAACACCTACTAGCGCAACCTTAACGAACGCTACAGGTCTTCCTATCAGCACTGATTGCTACTGCTCTAGCGGTTAATACAGGCTCTGCTGGTGCGCCAGTATTGTTTAATGGTGCTTTGGGAACACCCTCTAGCGGTACTGTGACTAATCTTACAGGTACTGCCTCTATCAACATCAATGGTACTGTGGGTGCTACTACAGCTACTACTGGTGCGTTCACTACATTAGCTGCCTCTGGTGCTGTAACCCTCTCAGGAGGCACAGCCAACGGAGTAACCTATCTCAATGGTTCAAAGGTTGTGACAAGTGGCTCTGCGCTTCAATTTGATGGCACTAATTTATCTGTTGGTACAACGCCTACTGTTTTTGGTGCTGGATATAGCACATTAACAGTTCAAGGTTCTACTACAGGGTTTGTTCAAGCATCAAATGGAACAATTGTTACTGAGGTTGGAACTTTTGGCGGCATAGGTTACACAGGAACAAGAAGTAATCACTCTTATGGTTTTGTTGTTAATGGCTCAGAAGGTATGCGCCTAACCTCAACAGGGTTGGGTATTGGTACAAGTTCGCCTGTGGTAAAACTGCAAGTTGCTGGCACAAATGAATTGTTTAGGCTTTCTGGCACAACTCCATTCATGCAATTTTTTGGAAGCAGTGCTTGTTATATTGGTGATTCAAGTCAACTTATAACTAGCGGAACTGCGGGTGACTTTGCAATCAGGATTGGAAATGCCGCTACTAATAAACTTGTATTTGGAATGGGGGCTACGGCTGTTGCTACCCTCGACTCCTCAGGCAATCTAGGCTTGGGAGTTACTCCTTACGCATGGACAGGAGGTAGGGCTTTTGATTTACAACTGTATGGAACTTTAAACACATGGGATGATGGCGTTCTTTCCATGACTCAACTTGGTACTAATTATTACCAAGTAGGCTCTACATTTAATTACAAAGTAACCTCATCAGCCTCAATGTATCGTCAACGTGGCAATGTACATTCTTGGTTCAACGCCCCATCAGGCACAATAAATACAGCTATCACCTTTACTCAGGCGATGACTCTGGATGCAAGTGGTAATTTGGGTGTGGGGACTACAAGTCCTAGCCAACGGATTCATGCATCTGCCGCCGACCCTAGAGCTTTACTTGCATCAACAGGCACAGGTCATTCAGCTTGGCAATGTCAAAACACATCGGGTAGTTCTTACTTTGGGCGAGACAATGCTGGCGGTTCGTTCTTTGGTACATTTGGTACATCAAATGCTACTGTTGTTTATTCAAGTTCAGCCGACCCAATTATTTTCTACACAAACGCCACAGAACGAGCCAGAATAGACTCTAGCGGTAACTTGCTGGTGGGGACTACGACATCAAGTGGTGCAAGATTAGTTGTTGGTGGTACTACATCTGGTTCTTTAGCGGGAACTAGGAATACGTTGCACATAAGAAATAGCAGCTCAAGTTCAAATCAAAGCAATACGATAGTGTTTGGGTCTGCTGGACAAGAAACTTCTTGCATTATATTAAATGATGTTAACGCCAATGGCACAACTATAAATCAGTTAAATATTCAAGCTGGCACAACAGGTGGTGTCTATCTTGCGAATGGTGGAACTTCTTGGACTTCTTCGTCTGACGAACGAGTCAAAGACATTATTGAACCAATTACTAATGCCGCCACTAAAGTAGCAACTTTAAGAGCAGTAATTGGTAAATATAAAACGGATAGTGAACAAGTACGTCGCAGTTTCTTGATTGCTCAAGATGTCCAAGCCGTTTTGCCTGAAGCGGTTACTGTAGGTACTGATGAAATAAATACTTTAGGGCTTTCTTACACCGACACAATTCCATTGTTGGTAGCCGCAATTCAAGAACAACAAGCCCTAATCCAATCACTCAAGGCACGACTTGATGCCGCTAATCTTTAAGGACTGGCTCACTGGACTTGCAATGCCGTTGATGGAGACTATACAGCCTCTATCTACTCCACAGCATCTTGGCAAGCAGGAACACCCACTATTCCCTACGCCTCAGTAACTGAAGCAGAAGTATTGAATTGGGTATGGGCTAATGGTGTTGATAAGCAAGCCACAGAAGATGCTCTGGCAGCTCAGATTGCTTTGCAGAAAGCACCTGTAACGGCTTCTGGGACTCCTTGGAATCAGGAAGCCACTACCTGACCTTAGTGGCGCATTAGGAGAAACACATGGGCAACAACACAAAAAACCCTGTGACGATTGACGGAGTTGAGTACATCTTTGAGGACATGACACCTGAGCAGCAAACCCTGCTGAATCATGTGGTTGACTTAGAGAGGAAACTTAATTCTGCTAAATTTAATGTTGACCAGCTTCAAGTTGGTAGAGATGCTTTCTTTACGATGCTAAAGAAATCCCTTGAAACTGTTACGGATGTGACACCGAAAGAGTAATCATGCAAGATGAAGTAACCCATGCGCAAATCTACGATAGGCTCATTGCTGTTGAGACTAAGGTGGATTCCATCGACAAGAACACAAGTGGGCTTGTAGAGGCTATAAATGCCTTGGATGGGGCTTTTAAAGTCCTTGGGTGGGTTGCTTCTGTTGCCAAGCCTTTACTTTGGGTGGGTGGTCTAATCATGGCTGCTGGTGCTGTCTGGCAGACTTGGATTAAAAAATGAACGATTGGGCTGTGGCTTTTACTACCGCAGTCCTTTTTTGCATTACTGTGGTCTGGTGTTTTTACATCATCGTTTGGGCTATGACGTGAAATGGCTACTGGTGCTTTCAACCTTGTTTACATTGGTGGCATCTAGTAAAGAAAAAACTGAATATCGTTGTGTCAGATGGGCATGGACAGGTGATG